TCCTAATCAGATGAACATTCAATCAATGTATTCTGATATTGATTTGGATGCTAACGATATGGAAACCGAATTTCAAGCCGCCTTTGAAGAAATCCTTTGGTTTGTCAATGCCCACCTTGCGAACACGGGCAAGGGTAACTTTGAGAATGAGGAAGTAACGGTTATCTTCAACCGGGATATTCTCATTAACGAAAGTGAAGCTATTGACAACTGTTCAAAATCCGTGGGTATTCTTTCCGATGAAACTATCATTGGTATGCACCCGTGGATTGATGATCCGCAACAGGAACTTGAACGGTTGGAAAAGCAGCGGCAAAAAGAACAAGAGGAAATGCAGCAACAGGGTTACAACCCGTTTGCCCCGCAAGGCAACCAGCAGCCGCCGAAAAAGGAAGGTGATCCGAATGGCGAAAATCAGAAAGATTGATGTTTTACCCGTTACCCTTGAAGTGGAGTATAAGAACCCCATTTTAGGGCGGCTTTTCGCTTCCTTTGCGTGGCTGATGTTGGTGCGGTTCAAAAAGTTCAATGTAACAATGAATAATAGAACCGTGTGCAGCTTTTACCGCCTGATTGTTCCCCGCTTTGTGAAAGGCGGTGGATTGGTTGAAGAATAGCGAATATTGGAAGCTACGGTTTGAACAGCTTGAACAAGCCCAAAACGGGCAGGGTGCAGCCGCCTTTGCTGAAATAGAAAAGCAGTACAAGGAAGCCCAAAAGCAGATTGAAGGGCAAATTGCCCGGTGGTATCAGCGGTTTGCCGATAACAACGGAATTACCCTTGCACAAGCCCGTCAATATCTGAAAGGTGCAGCCCTGAAAGAATTTCAATGGGATGTTCAGGATTATATCAAATACGGGCAGGATAACGCTTTGATGGGCGGCTGGATGAAGGAATTGGAAAATGCTTCTGCAAAGTACCATATTTCAAAGCTGGAAGCCCTGAAAATCCAAACACAGCACAGCCTTGAAGTTATGTTTTCAAAACAGATGGGAACAGTAACCGGGGCAATGGGTGATATATTTGAAAGCGGTTATTATCATACCGCTTACGAACTTCAAAAGGGGTTCAATATCGGTTGGGATATTGCGGGGCTGGATCAATCGCAGATTGAAAAGGTTCTTTCCAAACCGTGGGCGGTTGATGGGAAAAACTTTTCTGAAAGGATTTGGACTAACAAGGAAAAGCTGATTTCGGAACTTCACGGGGAACTTACGCAAAATATCATGCTTGGGGCTGATCCGCAAAAGGCGATTGATTCACTTGCAAAGAAGATGAACACTTCAAAGCAGAATGCCGGGCGGCTGATTATGACAGAAGAAGCCTATTTCAGTTCAGCAGCACAAAGGGATTGTTTCAATGAACTTGATGTTGAACAATATGAAATCGTGGCAACGCTGGATTCCCACACTTCCGATATATGCAGAAGCCTTGACGGAAAGCATTTCCCCATGAAGGATTTTCAAGCCGGAGTTACCGCCCCGCCCTTTCATGTGTATTGCCGTTCAACCACAGTTCCCTATTTTGATGAAGATTTCGGGGATATTGGGGAACGGGCGGCAAGGGATGAAGAAACGGGCAAAACCTACTATATCCCGGATGATATGAACTATGAGGAATGGAAGCAAGCCTTTGTTGATGGTGGCGATAAATCCGGGTTTGATGTGGTGGATGATGGTTCAGCCCTTCATTACTCACACCACAAAGAGCCTGAACCCACCCCGCCCCCCCAAAGAAGGAATATCTGACAAAGAAGAAGCTGCAAGCCAAAATTGCGGATGCTGATGTTCAGCTTGAAGATTTGAATATGCAGTTTATGGCTGTTTCCGGTGGTTGAAATTATGATGAAGTTGTAAAGGACTTTGGAAGCCTTGAAGATTTCACTGATGGGGATGATCTTGCAAAGCTGAAATCCCTGAAATCTGATATGGATGCCATTGAAGCCCAAAAAGCGGAATGGCAAGAAAAGCTGAATGAAAAGCTGAAAGCCGAACAGAAGAAAGCCCTTGCAAAGAAGCAGCTTGAACTTGAAGCCCAAAAAGCAGCGGTTCAGCAGCAACTTGACGATTTCGAGATAAAGACCTATTCCGGGATTTGGTACAATAAGGATGTAACAACCGCTGATTGGGAAAGCCTGAACATTGCCGGAAAGAAGCAATACTATGAAGGCAAGTTCATTACTGAAACCGATCCTGACTTGATGAAGAAGTATCAAGACCTTTACAAGCAGCTTGAAGAACTTGATACAGAAGGCAAGAGTTACCACGATATTCAAGCAGAGTTAAAGAAGATTGAACAAGAATTGAAAAAGGTTCAATCCGATTTGCAAAAACTTGATAAAGGTGATATAATAGAAGCAGCAGATAAAGCCTATACACAAGCCCGCAAGGATGCGGCAGTATGGGCGAAAAGCACCAAAGAAGCGGATGATGTGTTGCGTGATGTTTCCGGGCAAGTGTGGAAAGCCGCCCCAAAGGTTGAAAAGGATGCAATATACGAATATACTTCCAGTTATAGCAAGTTCAATGAACCTTTGCGTGGTATTGAATACGGCACAAACGCTGTTGGAAATATTGATTTTGACACCATAGGCACAAGTTACGGGGGGTATAAACCGGGGCAAGTTCGGAAGCAAATTAACGCTATGACTGATATTATTGAAAAATCAACCTATGATTTTGATATATGGTTGCAGCGTGGATGTGATTACCGGGGCATGGATAGTTTCTTTGAAATATCAATGTCCGATTTACAGAACGCTTCACAAGCCGAATTGGAAAAGTTGCTTTTAGGTAAGACTGTTACAGATTATGGCTTTTTCAGTTGCGGTGTTTCCAAAGGTAAAGGCTTTTCGCATAAGCCAATCATTATGAATGTGTATGCCCCAAAGGGTACAAAAATGATGTATGCTGAACCGTTTTCAGCTTTTGGTAATGGTTCAGGGCGTTCATGGGATGGTGTTGCAAAGCAATCTACTTTTGGAAGTGAATCAGAAATCATTTTGCAGCAAGGAACAAGTTTTCGGATAACAAAAGTTGAAAAAACAGGTGGTAAACTGTATGTTGACATTGAAGTTATCTTGCAGAATACCCCGCAAAGGTAGGTGATGAAGGATGGAGAAAAAAAACGCTGGAAGAACGCCTTGAAGGTGATATTCTTTCCGACAATACGAAAATTCCAAAGTACGAACAATGTAAAACTTGCCGATTCCGGCGAATGAAGATCGGGGATTCCCTGATTGACGATTACAGAAGAAGCAGTTGTATGATTTTCCCCTATCCTAAAATGAAACCTATACAGTTTTATGATGGTTCGGCAAAATGTGAGTTTTACGAACAAGAAAAGCGGAAATAAGCACTTTTGAAATTAACTTTTCAAGGGTGCTTTTTTCATGCCGTTTTTCAGGGGTACAAATATATCAAGCCCTTTGAAATCGGGGCTATATGCCGATTATATG